CCTCAATATAGGAACACCCCCCGGGTAGGATTCCTACCACCCTTTACAAATATGTGGTATATTTATTTCCGTTGGTGGTCTCTGGGCATGACGCGATGTAACGGGATCATGGAGATGAGATGCGAGGAATCAATAAGCCCTGAACGCACTCAACCATAAACACTATTTATAGGAGTGCGATTCCCTCTTATGCAGATGATGCCTAATGTCGACGCGGATATTCCGCTACCAGCCTCAGCTACCGAGGCTATGCCCCCTCTTTCCCCAAAGGAAGAGATTGAGATGCGTGCACGCACGGTCAAAATGATCTCTGATTTGAACGGAACACCAATTGAACCCAGCCCTGAGAACCGAGGCCAAGCCCTTGAGTTAATGGAAAAGGTTGTTGCTAATAAAACAACACCTGATTTGGCTAACTACCCCAACGAAACCATTGCATATCTTGCCGGTATGGTGGCTGAGTACGACCACATGATTGTGCGGGAGCTGGCAGACTTCAAACTGTATGTGGTAAACAAGCTTGTTGCCGAAACAGAGAACCCAAACAGTACCGTTAGGCTCGGTGCAATCAAGGCATTGGGTGATGTTGACGGCGTTGATGCATTTAAAAAGCGCACTGAGGTTACTCATAAGCAGCAATCCCTTGAAGAAGTGGAAAAAGAGCTGCTTGAAACGCTGGCTAAGCTGGAAAAGCGCACAATTGACGTACAGGCTAAGGTAATCCGCAGTGAAGATAACGCCTGAACAGCTAAAAGCCATCAAAGACGCGCTTCCAACGATGCCGTTGGAGCAAAAAATCCATACTTTGGAGCTTTTGAAGACGTACGACAGTGAATCTGTGCAAGAAGTGGGTAAAGATGACTTCTTAACCTTCATTGACCACGTATATCCGGGCTATAAAGTGGGTCCACACCACAAAAGACTGGCCAAAATCTTCGAAGACATTGCAAACGGCAAGAAAAGACGGGTTATTGTGAACATTGCCCCCCGTCACGGTAAGTCAGAGATGATTTCTTACCTTGCGCCGGCGTGGTTTTTAGGAAAATACCCTCATAAGAAGATCATTATGGCTTCTCACACGGCTGATTTGGCCGTGAATTTTGGCCGCAGAGTACGTAATTTGGTGGGTTCTGAAGCCTATCGGGACGTGTTTCCGCAGATCGAATTGCAAGCTGACAGTAAGTCTGCATCACGTTGGGGCACAAACTTCAATGGAGAATACTTTGCTATTGGTGTCGGAGGCGCTCTTGCTGGTCGTGGCGCTGATTTATTTATTATTGACGACCCTCATTCGGAACAAGAAGCTAAGACTGGGAGACCGGACGTTTTCCTTCCTGCTTGGGAGTGGTTTCAGTCTGGCCCTCTCCAGCGTCTTATGCCGGGTGGCTCTATCATTATAGTGATGACAAGGTGGTCAAAACTTGACTTGACCGGAATGATCGTGAATCAGATGGCCAAAGAAGAAGATGTGGACCAGTGGGAGATCGTAGAGTTCCCTGCCATTTTGAATGAAAAGCCGTTGTGGGGCGAGTTCTGGTCGCTTGAAGAATTGCTTGGTAAAAAGGCAGGTATGGATCCCCGGTACTGGCAGGCCCAGTACATGCAGAATCCTGTCTCTGAAGAAGGCGCACTACTCAAACGGGAGTGGTGGCAGATATGGGAGAAGGACGACCCTCCTCAATGCGAGTTCACAATCATGTCGCTAGATGCGGCGCAAGAATCTAACAACAGGGCTGACTACAACGCTCTGACAACGTGGGGTGTGTTCTTCAACGAAGAGACAAACAACTACGCGATCATTTTGCTCAATTCAATCAAGAAACGGATGGAGTACCCAGACCTCAAAGCGATGGTGCTTGAAGAGTACAAAGAGTGGGAGCCTGATGTATTTATTGTTGAGAAGAAATCTAACGGTTCAGCGCTTTACCAAGAGTTCAGGCGCATGGGCGTGCCTGTGGGTGAGTTTACTCCGGGTAAAGGACAAGATAAGATTGCAAGGGTGAACGCGGTTTCTGCACTGTTCCAAGGTGGAGTGGTGTTTGCACCGGATCGCAGATGGGCAAGAGAAGTTATTGAAGAATGCAACGACTTTCCGTCGGGCACAAATGATGACTTGGTTGACTCAACAACACTAGCGCTCATGCGGTTTAGACAAGGCGGGTTTATTCGCTTACCAAGCGACGAGCCCGAAGAAGAGAGATATTTCCGCAGCAAGAAAGCTGCGTACTACTAAGGATAAACAATGGCTACGAATATGGTCCCCTCACTGTCGCAAGCCCCGCTGGGCTTAAGTGCATTGGAAGATATGGGTGATGAGCCCATGATCGAGATTGAAATTGAGAATCCCGATGGCGTAAGAATTGGTCTAGACGGCATGGAGATTGATCTGATGCCGGATGAGGACGTAGAAAGTTTTGATGCTAACTTAGCAGAAGACATGGACTCCGGCGAGCTGGCTAAAGTAGCTAGTGACATTGTAGAGATGGTGGACGCTGACATTAACTCACGTAAAGAGTGGGTTGATATGTATGTCAAGGGCTTAGATGTTTTGGGGATGAAGTATGAAGAGCGTACTGAACCGTGGCTCGGTGCTTGCGGTGTTTTCTCAACGGTACTCACAGAGGCTGCTGTACGGTTCCAAAGCGAGACTATCATTGAAACGTTCCCTGCTGCGGGCCCGGTCAAAACCGAGATCGTCGGCGCAATTGATAAACTTAAAGAACAAGCGGCGGAGCGTGTCAGAGATGACATGAACTACCAGCTCACCGAGGTGATGACTGAGTATCGCCCTGAACATGAGCGCATGTTGTATAACTTGGGGCTGGCAGGTGCTGCGTTCAAGAAAGTTTATTTTGATCCGTCGCTTGATCGTCAGGTGGCGATGTTTATCCCTGCTGAAGACATCATCATTCCATACGGCGCGTCAAGTGCGGCCACTGCGGAGCGGCTTACACATGTGATGCGTAAGACCAAGAACGACTTGAAGAAGTTGCAGGTTGCGGGCTTCTACGTTGATGAAGACTTGGGTGAGCCCGTTGCGATACACACAGACGTAGAGAAGAAGAAAGCGGAAGATCAAGGCTACAGCCTGACAGATGATGATCGCTATCAGATTCTTGAAGTGCACATCGACTATGACCTGCCCGGTTATGAAGACGAAGATGGTATCGCTCTGCCGTATATCATCACGATCGAGCGCGGCACAAACACCGTGCTTGCCATCCGTCGCAACTGGAACGAGGACGACAAGAAGAAACTTAAGCGCCAGCACTTTGTGCAGTACACATACGTACCCGGCTTCGGTGCTTATGGTCTCGGCTTAATCCACTTGATCGGTGGCTACGCCCGTGCAGGTACTTCTCTGATCCGTCAATTAATTGACGCTGGTACGTTGGCTAACTTGCCCGGTGGTTTGAAAACACGCGGCTTGCGCATCAAGGATGACGATACCCCGATCAGTCCCGGCGAGTTCCGTGATGTGGACGTGCCGTCAGGCTCGGTCAAAGACAACATCATGGCGTTGCCGTACAAAGAGCCGTCACAAGTGCTGGCAAGTCTCTTGGATAAAGTGACTGAAGAAGGCCGTCGTCTGGGTTCTATTGCTGACATGAACGTGTCAGACATGAGTGCTAACTCTCCAGTGGGTACAACACTGGCACTGCTTGAGCGACAACTTAAGACGATGTCTGCTGTGCAAGCACGCATCCACTACTCGATGAAGCAAGAGTTCCAGCTTCTGCGTGACATCATCCGTGACCACACTCCACCAGAGTACAGCTACGATCCATCGGAAGGTGATCGCAAAGCCAAGCAAGCTGACTACGACATGGTGTCAGTGATTCCAGTCAGCGATCCGAACAGTGCAACGATGGCTCAGCGCATCATGCAGTATCAGGCTGTGATTCAGCTGGCTCAAGGCGCTCCACAGATTTATGACTTGCCCTTGCTGCACCGCCAGATGATTGAAGTCTTGGGTATAAAGAACGCAGACAAACTTGTGCCGATAGATGACGATATGACACCACGCGATCCTGTGTCTGAGAACATGTCATTCTTAACCGGTAAGCCAACGAAGGCGTTTATCTATCAAGATCACGACGCTCATATTGCTGTACACACATCAATGATGCAGGATCCGATTGTGATGGGGCAGATTGGTCAGAACCCCATGGCTCAGCAGATTCAAGCTGCGATCATGGCCCACGTTGCTGAGCACGTTGCGTTCCAGTACCGTCAGAAAATTCAGGAACAGTTGGGTGCAACGTTGCCTGCTCCTGATATTGAGTTGGATGAGAACACAGAAGTTCAGATGTCTAAACTTGTGGCTCAGGCTTCCGCGCAACTTCTTGCAATGGATAAAGCCAAAGCAGCTCAGCAGCAAGCGATGCAGCAGGCCCAAGATCCGATCATGCAGATGCAGCAGGCTGAGTTGGCAATCAAGAAACAAGAAGCTGAGATCAAAGCGCTTAAGGTCAAGGGTGACTTGC